GTAGTTGGAGTATCACATACAATAACTACTGCTATAAAAGAAGATCCTAGAAGATTTACCGTTAATGTTGGTTATAAAACAACCTATGTTGGTAGAAGAAATAGAGAGTACTACTTTAATCCTGCAGAATCTTTGGGAATTAGTTCTTCTACCCTAACTGGTGCTGGATCAACAATTGTTTTTGCTAATCCTGGTTCTGGTGCTACTTCAAAATTTGTTTTAGCACAACACATATACTTACCAAATCATGGATTAATCACTGGTGATGAGGTTTCATATCAACTTAATGGTGGAGCACCCATTGGAGTTCAGACAGAAGCAACTGCGGGTGTTGGAATCATAACTGATGGAACTAAAGTTTTTGTTGCCAACTTAGGGCGTGACTTTATTGGATTATCTTCAGTAAGAGTTGGATTAGGGACCACAGGTACTTTTACTGGTATTGCAGATACAACTTCACATTGTGGATTGCTATATTTTGTTGGAGTTGGAACTGGTGTAAACCATAGTCTACAAACTAATCACAAAAAAGTTATTAAGGGTCAGATTGATAAGAATGAAGTAACAGTTTCTACAGCAGCAACACATGGACTTTCACGAAATGACACTGTTTTTGTTGAAGTTGACCCAATCTTAACACAAACTCAACAAGTTAGGTACAATGCACACAATAGAAAAATGTCTATTGGAGAACTTGCATTTACTCTTGCGGGAATTAGTTCAGATTCTTCACTTAACATAACTGATCATGGTTTAGTTACCGGTCAGTTGGTTATTCATAGTGCAGCAACTCCTGCCACTGGATTAAGTGACAATAGAGAATATTATGCATATGTTGTTGATAATAACAATGTGAAATTATGCGAATCAATTTATCAAACAAAACAACCAAATCCAAAGTTTGTTGATATATCAAATGACTCTTCAGGTTCACTTTTACCAGTAAATCCCCCACTCAAATTCTATAAAGATACGAGTGTTAGATTTGATGTAAGTGATTCATCTTTATCATATGAACAAAATACTACTTTATTACCTGCATTCACCCTTAAGTTCTATACAGATTCTAATTACATCCATGAATATATTACTGAAGGAACGGATACAGACTTTGCTGTTCGTCAAACTGGAACGTTTGGAACTCCAGGAGCTAGAGTAGACTTAGATATAACTAATGATACTCCCAAACTTCTGTATTACAAGTTAGAACCTTTAAGAATTGCTGGAAACTTAAAGGTTAACTTAGAATCTGTTATAAGTGAAGAAGTAAAAGGAAATAATGAAATACAAGTTTTAGAGAGTCTTTATAGTGGAAAACATGTAATTAGTGGAGTCACTACAAACACCTTTAGGTACTCTTTAGAAACTTTCCCAGAGTCAGTTTCTTATGCTAGTACAACAGCATCTGCGTTATCATATACTACTAATTCTAAGTCTGCATATGGTCCCATTGCAGAGATTGACATTAATGATAGAAGAAAGGGTTATTCAACATTACCTGGAATTAGCACTATAAAAACTTCTTTAGGAAGTGGTGCTATTTTAAAACCATCTAGTACAAAGATAGGTAAAGTTGTTAGAACTGATTTGCAAAATATTGGATTTAATTATCCAACTGACCCAACTCTAGCACCAGAAGCAAAACTGCCTCAAATATTAGAACTAACTACCTTCTCTAAATTCGATAGAATTGGAATTACCTCTTTTGGTCAAGGATACACAGTTCCTCCCGCTTTAATTGTTTTAGACGGAACAACTGGAAAGAGACTCAGTGATCTTGATATAAGATATAATTTAGGCGATCCAAATGTTAGTATTCTTCGAAATTCTCAAACATTGAGTAACGCTAATCCCGTTATTTTACCAGTTAATAATCCGAATGGAATTAGAGTCAGTAATTTAGTTTATGATGCTACTGAGAAAACAGTTACTGCCACAATGGCAGAGGAATATAGTGAAGATTTCCCTCTTTCCGTAGGAGATAAGGTATTAGTAGAACATGCAAGTGTTGGTGTTGGATCAACAGCAAAAGGGTTTAATTCCGAAGACTATGATTTTGAAAGATTTGAAGTCCTAGGTGTGCATGAGAGTCTTGGTGGAAATGTAGGTGTCGTTACTTATAAATTCGACAAACTTAGTGCAACTGATACTATTGGAAAACTTGATACCACTAATTCTGCAATTACTTTAACCCCAGAAAAATATTTCCCAACATTTGAATTTGATTTAGTATCAAACAATTTCCAAAAAGGAAATACTGTTGTTTCAGGTGATTCTGAGGGAGTAGTTTCCCAATGGGATGATGTTAATCAAATGCTTATTGTTGAAAGTAATAATGATTTTGCTGTCGGTAGTGTTATTGAAGAAACAGTAACTGGTTCAAAGGCAACAGTCACAAAAAGATATGATTTCAATACTGAATATAATTTAAATTACTATTCTATTGTAGATAATGGTTGGAAATCTAGTATTGGTTTCTTAAACAAATTTGATCAAAAAATACCTGATAATGATTACTATCAAAACTTCTCATATTCTATCAAATCAAAAGTTCCTTTTGATGATTGGAATGATGTCGTAAGTTCTTTACTTCATAGTGCGGGATTCAAAAAGTTTGGAGATCTTCAACTTGAGTCTACTCTCGTTGGCGAAGAAGAAGATGCATTAGAAATTCAACCAATAGATGCCACAACTATTGAGATTGATATGATAAGTGTTGGTGATTTAGAGTGTGTTAATAACTTTGATTTTGCCACAGAAAACTTCTTACAAGGAGATACTGAGTTTTCTGATGAAATAACATTTAAAACTAGACTTATTACAGATTATTCAGAGTCTGTTAGTAATAGAGTTTTAACTATTGATGATATTAGTGGTTTATTCAATAGCAATAAGAGATCAACACCATTTGAAGTCGTTTCAAGAGTACCGCTAAACAACGGTCAAGCATCAAAATTCTTATGTCTTGTTAAAGATACGATATTTACCGCAGAGAGACAAATGTCACTCGTTACCGTGGTAAACAGTCGTTTTAATGGACAATCAATGATCAGTCAATATGGTGATGTTGATACAGTATTGGATTTGGGATCTTATGATTATGCTATCGAAGGTGGAGAGGGAGTTTTGCAATTCTTCCCAACCAAATTTAAATTAAACACATATGCATTATCAGTCTTTAGTTACAACCTTGATAGAATAGGTTTGAACACTGGAAGTATTGGTCTTAATACATCTAACATTGGTGTTTCTACCGCATCTGGTTTCCCAGGTTCTTTAGTTAGTGTAGCAAGTTCTAATATTGTCATATCTGGTTTTACGACAACTAATTTGATCACTTTAGGAGGAATCGGAACAGATACTCCTGGAACTAGAGCAGCAAAACTCTTAGTTAGTGTAGAAAACTCCAATAATCACAATGAATTTGAAGAAATTAGCATTATCCATGATGATACAAATGTTGAAATACTTGAATATAACCAATTATCAAACCACACTCTGGATTCACAGAGTGGTTCAACTGGATTGGGGTCATTTAGTGCAAGTTTAAGTGGAAAAAATGTTGTTATAGACTATCAACCAATTGCGGGTGTTACAACAACTCATGTTAATGTTATCGCTGTTGGATTTGCTTCTGAAGGATATCTTGGAGTTGGAACTGATGATTATGCATTCACAAGACTTTCTGCAGAAGGCATTGACATTGCATCATCAGCAACTCCAACAGCAACCACTGTTGGTCGATATGGTAATCCCGCAGATACCGATGTTGATGCGGCATATGGAATAGTTGTTGTTTCTGACAAAACGAATAACATCCACGAAATGATGGAATTCACTGTTGTTGATGATGACACAACTATATCCTTGACTGAATTTGGAAATGTTGACACCTCAGGTGCTGGTTATCCTGTTGGACTTGGTACTTTAGGTGCAACTAGATCAGGAAACACAACTCTGATTAATTTTACACCAAATCCAAGTATTGATGTTCATGTTAAAACCTTTATCAATAAAATGTCAATTGAGCAGTTTGATACCTCTCAATTTGACAAAGATTTGGATTGTGCCGAGTTAAGATCTAATTTCGATACTTATACTGGAACAGAAATTACTGTTAAGAGAGATTTCCCTCTCACTCATAAAAATGATACGATCTTTACTAAAGAGTTTAACGCATCAGACAGTAATGTCGTTGATTTGACTAATAATACACTGTTCTTACCTAATCACTTCTTTGTAACTGGACAAGAATTGGTATATGAAAGCCCATTAGGTATTAAAACAGACTTTATATCAATTGCATCAACTGATGGTTTTGTTGGTGTTGGAACAACCACTACACTACCTAGAACTGTCTTCTGTATTAAATCTGGTGAGGATAAGATCAAACTTGCTACAACTGCAGAAAATGCCCTTAAGAAAAATCCAGTCTCTGTGGCATTTACTGGAATTGCAGCAGGAGTTGACCATACTCTCACTGCAGTAGATGCAAATTCCAAAGTTATAGTAGCAATTGATAACATGGTACAAGCTCCTATTGTTGCAACTTCTGTAACTACTGGACTATCAACTGCCTTTAATCCTGGCAGAGATGTAATGTTTGTTTCTGGCATTACTTCATTCTTTGCTGGAGATTTTGTAAAACTGGGAACAGCAGATAATGATGAAATCGTAAAAATTATTGCAATTGGAGTTGGACAAACAAATGCGATGAAAGTTCGTCGTAGTTGGTTTGGTACTGGACTGGGAGCTCATGCTAAAGATACCTTGGTTACCAAGATAGAAGGTAATTATAATATTGTTAAAAATACAATTAACTTCGCAGAGGCACCTTATGGCAATACTCCTATAGGATCTGCCACCGATCCACCATCGTTTAGGGATTGGACTGGTATAACAACATCATCTACTTTCTTTGGAAGGTCATTTATGAGAAGTGGACCTCCTGGTTCAAATGTTGAAACTTATACTAAGAATTACATCTATGATGATGTGTCGGGTGCATTTGATGGTCTTACCAAAGAATTTGTTTTAACATCCGAAAAACAAAACATAACAGGGATAACTTCATCTACTTTAATCTTTGTAAATGGTATTTTCCAAGGATTAGGAGAAAATTCCGATTACACTGTTTCTGAAAAATCTGGTATCTCATCAATTACTTTTACAGGAACCGCAAGTTCTGTAACTTATGATGTTAATAATGCAAATATTCCTGTTGGTGGAGTTCTTCTTTCTGTTGGTTCCACAACGGGAGGAGGTTATCAACCTCTAGTTGCTGCTGGTGCGACAGTTACTATCTCTGCAGCAGGAACCGTCTCAGCAATCTCTATTGGTAATAGTGGTTCTGGTTATAGAAGTGGTATTCAAACTACAGTAAATGTTGCTCTTGCATCCTCGTCAACAGGAACTCCGATCCTTGAGTTTATTGGAACTGCTGCAATAAGTGGAGGTCACATTGTTAGTATTGCTGTTACCAATCCTGGTTCTGGTTATACAATGTCTAATCCACCTGATGTTATCATTGATCAACCCACAGCATATGAAAATATACCACTAGTTTATGCATCAGGTTCTTCAGGCAATGGAAACGGAGCAAAAGTTGATATCGTTGTTGGACAAGGATCTAGTGTAGTTGAATTCAATGTTTCAAACTTGGGATTTGGATATCGTGTTGGACAAACATTAACAATTGGTATTGGTGGAACAGTTGGAATTCCAACAGATCCAACTAAACCATTTAAAGATTTTGAATTAACAGTCGATAGAGTTGATGGAGACAGTTTCAATGCATGGTCTGTTGGGGAATTCCAAGTATTAGATGACTTTTCTTCGCTGTTCAATGGTCAGAGAAAAGTATTCCCAATTAAATTTGAGGGTGAATTCTTATCTGTCGTTGCTGCCAAAGGTTCAAATATCAATATTCAAGACAACCTTCTTATCTTTATCAATGATATTCCTCAAGTTCCTGGAGAGTCTTATGAATTCTTAGGTGGTAGTTCTATTAGCTTTAATGAAGCACCAAAAGCAGGAGATTCTGTCAAATTCTTATTATACAAAGGAACTGGTGAAATTGACGTTAATGACGTTGATGTAATAGAAACTGTTAAGGTTGGCGATACTTTACAGTTTAGAAGTGGAAACTTTGAACAAAATCAAAATAAGAGATCAGTTTCTACAATTATTTCTGCTAGTGCTGTTAATACAAATGTTTATCCTGGACCAGGATTAGCAAAAGATGAAACTGCAGAGAGACCCATAACTTGGTGTAGACAGAGAGATGATGTCTTAATTAACGGAAAAGTGATTGATAAATCTCGTGCACTATATGAACCAAATATCTTCCCAACAGCATACATTATTAAATCTGTTGGTGTTGGATCAACAGCAATATATGTTGATAATGCAAGACCTGGATTTAACCCAATTAATGAATCTCAACTTTCAGTAGCGTTCCAAAATAGAGTTTCTATATTTGATAATTCTGAGAGAGTAAGTGCTGCTGGAACTGCTGTTGTTTCTGCTGCTGGAACAGTCTCCTCTATTACTCTTTCTACTGGTGGCGTTGGTTATTCCACATCACCAGAAGTAACCATAGAAAGTCCTGTTGGATTGGGAAGTACTTATAGAGCAACTGCAGTTGCATCTATCACTTCTGGTAGTGTAACTAGTGTAACTATTACTTCGCCTGGAACTGGATATACGTTTACTAATCCTCCTGTTGTTCTTATTGGACCTCCTGCAGCACCTGAAACTGAAAATAACAATATAATTTCTTATAGTGGAGATTTTGGTGTTATCACAGGACTTAGTACATCATCTGTTGGAGTTGCATCAACTGCAATTCTATTTGATTTGGCAATTGAAGCAATGTCTCCACTAAGAGATAACACTAATATTACTACTCAAACAACAGTTAGTGGAATTGCAACAGGAGATTATTTCGTTGTTTATGATTCAAACGTAGGAAGTGGAGTCACTGCCCTTGATGAAAGTGGAAACACAATTGGTGTTGGAAATTCATTCCTTGACAACATTTATAGAGTTGCTGATGTTTCTATCGCAACCACTTCTGCAATTGGTGTTGGTACAACTACAGTTGCTAGGGTTACCGTTAGTATTGCAAATTACAATGGATTTACCGCTGCTGGTTTAGCTATCAGTAGTTTCTATGGAAGATACAGTTGGGGTAAATTGATATTCAGCGAAAGAACTGGATTTAAATCTTATGATGCTATTACATCTAACGGTGTAGTCGGAATTAAAACCGGACCATACATTATAAGACAGACCCCATATAAGTCAATAGGGTTTGTAACCTAATAAATAACTAAAAAATTACAAAAATGTCTGCCATTATAACTGATCAGATAAGAATATTGAATGCGAAAAATTTTGTAGCGGGTTTTAACACGTCTACGAAAGCATACTATAGTTTTGTTGGACTTCCGAATCCAACAATAATTGATACTGATTGGAATAACGCACCTCCGGCACCCATTGATAATTTTGCTAGTGAAAATTCGACATGGGATACTATAATAGCACTGAAAAAAATTACATCAGATGATGCTAAGCAAGTAGTAAGAAAAAATGTTTGGGCGTCTGGTAGAACTTATGATTATTATAGACATGATTATAGTATAAACAATACACCCGTAAACTCTAACGGAACTTCATTATATTCATCAAATTACTTTGTTTTAAATAGTGATTATAGAGTTTACATTTGCCTTCAAAATGGAACAGACCCAGAAAATGTAAATGGGAGACCTTCACTTGATGAACCAAGATTTACTGATTTAGAACCAAGAGCTGCTGGAACTAGTGGTGATGGATATATTTGGAAATATTTGTATACCATCAAACCATCTGACATTGTTAGATTTGATAGCACTGATTACATGCCAGTTCCTTCAAATTGGGATAGTAGTACAGACGATGCTGCAGTTAGAGATAATGCTGTTGATGGATCACTTAAAACCGTCATTATCAAAAACCGTGGTGTTGGAATAGGAACGGCAAATAGAACTTATACTAAAGTTCCTATCAAGGGTGATGGATCTGGTGCCGAGTGTACTGTAACAATTAATAATGATTCAAAAATTGGTAGTGTCGTAGTTTCAAATCAAGGATCTGGTTATACTTTTGGCAACGTCGATTTAATTGCGGGCGGAGTTCCTGCACCTAATGAATATCCCGTTTTAGACGTTATCATTCCACCTAAAGGTGGTCATGGTGCCGATATTAATAGAGAACTTGGTGCTACTAATGTTCTCCTATATTCAAGAATTGAAAACGATGTAGAAAACCCTGATTTTATCACTGGCAATGAAATCGCCAGAATCGGTGTCATTGAGAACCCATTAGCATTTGGTAGTAATCAAATTTTAACGTTAGACAAGGCAAGTGGAGTTTATGCTCTTAGGTTGACTGGAATCGGTTATAGTTCAGCAATTTTCACTGAAGATACTGTTGTTCAACAAACAATAGGAACTGGTGTTACCGCAATAGGAAAGGTTGTTAGTTATGATCAAATAACTGGTGTATTAAAACTTTGGCAGGAGAGAACCTTTGCAGGGTTTACAACTGTTGGAGTTGCTCAGACAAACCCTTCATTTGGATATAATTTGAATAGATTTACTGGTTCTCCAGATACTGGCGGAGCATTGACAATTACTGGAGGAAGCATCAATTTGAATATTGATGAAAACTATTCAGGTCTGTCAACGGTGATAAATAATAGGACATATTACCTGGGTCAAACTTTTACTAAAGGAGTATCCACGCCTGAGGTTAAACAATTCTCCGGTGAGATAATTTACACCGATAATAGACCTGCCATAACAAGATCTTCAAACCAGAAGGAAGATATCAAAATCATATTGCAATTCTAATCAACCATGGCTCAACAAACCAATCTCAATGTATCTCCATATTTTGATGATTTTGATCCCAGTGATAACTATCATAAAGTTCTGTTTAAACCAGGGTATCCAGTTCAAGCAAGAGAACTGACTGGTTTACAGTCTATTCTTCAAAATCAGATTGAAAGGTTTGGTCAACACTTTTTTAAAGAAGGTGCGAAAGTCATTCCAGGAAACACGGCATATTCTAGGTCATATTATGCCATTGAGTTAAATAACACTCATTTAGGAGTTCCTGTTGATTTCTATATTGATCAACTGGTAGATAGAAAGATAATTGGTTTAACTTCTGGCGTAACAGCATTTGTAAAAAATATAGTAAAATCTGAAAATTCTGAAAGAGGTAATCTTACTCTTTATATTTCATATTTGTCTTCAGGCGTCCAAGACTCTGAGTTAAAAACTTTTTTAGATGGAGAACTTTTAGCCACTGATATTGATATTATTTCTGGTCCTTTAAATAATCCTTTTATTCCTACTGGAGAGCCATTTTGCTCCACTATTTCATCTAATGCCGCATCGATTGGTGCAGCGTTTTCAATATCAAATGGAGTTTATTTTATCAGAGGCAATTTTGTAAATGTTTCTGATGAAACTTTAATTTTATCACAATATGAGAATAATCCAAGTGGTAGAGTTGGTTTAAAAGTCGTAGAAGAAATTGTAAACTCTGACACAGACGAAACTCTTACAGATAACTCGAAAGGATTTAATAATTTTGCATCCCCTGGGGCAGATCGACTGAAAATTAGTTGTTCTTTAACAATCAAATCACTAGATGATTACAACGATTCTGATTTCATTGAATTAGCAACTCTTAGAGAGGGTGTACTTGAATCTCAAGTAAAAAATACTGAATATAGTATTATTGCTGATGAGTTAGCACGTAGAACATATGCGGAGTCTGGCGATTATAGCGTCATGCCGTTTAATGTGTCTGTTAGAGAATCATTGGATGATGGTGTTGATAGTAATGGAGTATATTCGGAGGGAAGATTTACTCAAGGCGGACAATTAGCATCTGATGATCTTGCTTTGTATGAGATCTCGCCAGGTAAAGCTTTTGTAAAAGGATACGAAGTAGAAACAATTAATACTACTTATCTTGATGTTCCAAAACCAAGAACAACAAAAACTTTAGAAAACCAAGAAATTCTTTTTAGCACTGGTTCGACATTTAAAACGAATAATGTTTTTGGATCTCCAACTACAGGGATTGGAAATACTTATATTTTAAGTTTAAGAGATAGAAGAGTAGGATCTAGTTCAGAGACTTTAGTTGGAAAAGAAATTGGTTTAGCCCGTGTATATGATTTTGCATTAGAAAGTGGATCATATAGTGCTACTAATGCAAATGTCAATCAATGGGATCTTCAACTCTATGATATTCAAACATTCTCTCACTTAACTCTTAATGAACCAATTACTTTAACTGTACCTGTTCACATTAAAGGGAAATACAGTGGAGCAACTGGATTTTTAAGAGAGAATGTTTCTGCTGGAGCAGCATTAACAGTATACGAAAGAAGTGGTGATTTTGTACTTAATGAACCACTTATCTTTGATGGTGTTGAAAATTCTAGGGTTGCTATTGCGGTAACCTCTGCTGGAATATCTGATGTCAAATCAGTTTATGGTGGTCCAAGTTTACCAGGAAGTATTGGTGCTGCAGTAACATTTACTGCTGACACAGTATTAGAAACCTTAGTAAATGTTGGTGTTTCTTCTATTACAGCAACACTCGGTGCGGGTTCCCCTAAAATCACTGCACCTTCTGCTTCCAATTTCTTGTCGAAAGTAAAAGTTGGAAATATTCTGCAGTTTACAACGACTGACTCTGCAACTCCAATTGGTGCAAGAGTCACTAGTGTTAATGATGGAGATGTTACTGTTACTGGAGTTACTACAGTCACAGGAGTTTTGGATGGAAACCTTCCAGCAACTGCAACCTCATTAAATGATTTAAAAATTGTTGGCACAAAGTTATCAGCAAGTGTCGAGGATATTGATGCAAATGCTTTGTATACTAGGATGCCAAAGCAATATATTTCTGATGTTGATCTCACTTCTTCTAATATTGTAATTAGAAAAACCTTTACGGTTAATATTGCAACCAACAAACTCTCTGCTGTAGTCACTGCAGGTGCAAATGAAACCTTCTTGCCATTTGATGAAGAAAGATATGCTTTAATTAGATCGAATGGTGTTACAGAAGAACTGACAGCAGATAGATTCTCATTTACTAATGGTGGAACAGAACTTCAAATTAATAATTTGGGTGCTAATGATACTGGAGCAACTCTTTTTGCAACATTAAGAAAATCTAGTTTAAAAGAAAAAGTTAAGAGACTGAATAGGGTAAATACTCTGATTATTGACAAATCCATTAATTCAGGTGCTGGTGTTGGAGCAACAACTTTAAATAATGGTTTAACATCTGGTAACTTCCCATTTGGAACTAGAGTTGAAGATGAGAGAATATCTCTGAACAAACCAGATATTATTGGAATACTGGGAATTTATGAATCTACAAATACCTCTGCAGCATCTGCACCACAGGCAACTTTATCTAATCTGAGTGGTTTTACTGGCAAAACCTCAGATTTAATCATTGGCGAATTTATAGTAGGAGAATCATCCGGTGCAAGAGCAGTGTATACCGAAAAACTCTCTGATACTCAAATTACATATGTTCCTAGAACTGATATAAACTTTACAGAGGGAGAAACCATAACTTTCTCTGAGTCAAATGTAACAGCAACTCTGACAACATTAAATACGCCAAGTAGAGCAATCTCAAATCATTTTGAATTTAATAATGGGCAAAAATCTTCCATTTATGGTCAGGGTTTCTTAAAGAGAAAGTCTAATGCAAGACCACCAAGTAGACAGTTGAAAGTTTATTTTGCTAATGCATATTTTGAAGATACTGACGATGGAGATTTAATCACCAAAAATTCTTATGAATCGTTTGATTATACTTTTGAAATTCAGACTATTGATGGAGAAAGAAATACTGATCTAATTGACATTAGACCAAGAGTTTCTGATTATACAGTTTCAGAGGGTTCTAGGTCTCCTTTAGAATTCTTAGGAAGATCATATAATGGTAGTGGTAACTCTGTAGCAAATATTTTAGCATCTGATGAGTCAATTAACCTTGATTATTCATTCTATCTTGGAAGATATGATAGAGTCTTTATGTCAAAAGACGGAAGACTTCAGGTTCAACAGGGTGCTCCATCAGAAAATTATGAAAGACCAGTCCCACTTGATGATGCACTAGAAATTGCTACGGTAAAATTACCACCATATCTCCTCTCTACTGATGAGGCGAATGTATCTTTCTTAGAGCATAAGAGATATCGCATGTCCGATATCAAAAAACTTGAGGATAGAATTAGAAGTTTAGAATATTATACGACTTTATCTTTATTAGAAGTTAATACGGAAAGTTTGTTTATTGCTGACTCTGAGGGACTCAATAGATTTAAGTCTGGTTTCTTTGTTGATGACTTTACTACACTTTTACCACAAGAAACTAGTGTTCCTGTAAAGAACTCTATCGATGTTCAAAATAGAGAACTTCGCCCAAGACACTTTACAAATTCTATTGATTTAACAATTGAACCTGTAGAGGGAGTTACCTCACAAACTGATCTTGGATTTACTGCACCAGAGGGAGAAAACATTAGGCGTTCTTCTGATGTTATTACCTTAGATTATACAGAAGTTGAGTGGTTAAAGCAAAACTTTGCTACAAGAACGGAGAGTATAACACCATTCTTGGTTAGTTTCTGGCAAGCATCCATTGAATTAAGTCCTGCATCAGATACTTGGGTTGATACTGCAAGAGTTGAAGCAAAAATTATCCAAACCGAGGGTAATTATGCAGAAGAAATGGCAAAAGCCACAAGAAGATTTGGTGACCCAGATCCTCAAACTGGATTCTTCCCTGTTCAGTGGAATTCTTGGCAAACAACATGGACTGGAACGGAGCAAACTCAAAGAGATGGTGGAACTAGAACTACAACTCGTTCTGGTGGCGGTGGTGCTCGTACCGTAACACTTCCTACTCGTCATGTACAAGGACCTGGCGGAAGAGCAAGGACAAGGAGAAGAACTCGTTCTACCACAACTGAAACTATACAAGATACTATAACAGATACATTTAGACTTGGAACTGATAATAGGACCGGTCAGAGAACTATTATCACTGAAAGATTTGATAACACTTCAATGGGCGATAGAGTTCTGAGTAGAGATCTTATCGCTATAATGCGTTCTAGGAATATACAATTTGTTGCTAATAAGATAAGACCTCTTACCAGAATCTATCCGTTCTTTGATTCTAGGGATGTAAGTAAGTATTGTGTTCCAAAACTGTTAGAAATTGCAATGACCTCTGGTGTTTTCCAGGTTGGTGAAACAGTCGTTGGTAAGATGAATGGTAGTGGTTTAGGAAACGCAGGTTCTAGATCACCTGAAATTAGATTTAGAGTTGCTCAGGCAAATCACAAAGAAGGTCCTTTCAATGCACCAACTCAGATCTTTAGAAATAATCCCTATCTGTCTCAAGTAGCTGCAACTGAAGTTGAAAGTTTCTTAGGAACTCCAGGTCAAGTTCAAGTTCCTGGTCAAGGTAATATTTTACCAGAAACATATTCATCAACATCAACAGTTTTAAACGTTGATACTTATGCACTCTCTTTACAAGCACAAGGTGATTACTATGGATATGTTGCTAAAGATATGGTTCTTGTTGGTCAAACAAGTGGAGCACAAGCGACAATTTCAAATCTAAGACTCATGTCAGATTTGGGTGCTTCTTTGATTGGAAGTTTTTATATTCCAAATCCAAATATTGGTGGAAATCCAAAGTTTGAAACAGGAGAGAAAACTTTTACTTTGACTGATGATCCTAACAACAATCAAAATGTTGCATCTACTGTTGGAGAACAAAAGTATACTGCAACAGGAACACTTGAAACTGTCCAGGAACAAATTGTTTCTGTTAGAAATGCAGAAATTCAAATCAGACAGGAATCTCAATCTAGAGGTAGAAGAGACTTTATTGGTTCTACTAGAACGAGTAATGTAATTGATTCTGTAACTCACAGGCAGACCACAATCATGTGGTATGATCCTTTGGCACAATCATTCCAAGTCTTAGATGAGACTGGTGTATTCATTACAAGTTGTGATGTATTCTTCCAAACTAAGGATGACATGGATATTCCCATGACATTCCAAATTCGCACTATGCAGAATGGTACTCCAACTCAAAAGATTTTGCCATTCTCTGAGATTATTTTAACACCAGATCAAATTAATATTTCTGCTGACGGAACAGTTCCAACTACAATCAATTTCAAAGCACCTGTTTACCTTGAAGGTGGTGGAGAATATGCAATTACTCTTGCTTCTTGGTCTACAAAATATAGAGTATTCATTTCTAGGGTTGGTGAGACTGATCTTCTGACTGATGAATTCATTTCAAATCAACCATATCTTGGATCTCTGTTTAAGTCTCAGAATGCTTCTACATGGGAACCAAGTCAGTGGGAAGATCTTAAGTTTACCATACGTCGTGCAGACTTTGTACAGAACGGTTCCCTTGAAATTTACAACCCAGTTCTTGGTGAGGGTAATGGACAAATTCCAACTCTTCAACCTGATTCAATCAATATCAGTTCTAAGAAAATTAGAGTTGGTTTAGGAACAACTGTATTTGGTAGCAATGCTCTTGAGATTGGAAATACTTTCTCGCAACAAGGAACAGATGCTACTGGAAACTTTGTCGGTTCTGCTGGTTCTGGCACTGGTGCATTGACAATTACAAATGCTGGACTTGGTTATACTCCAAGTTCTGGTGCTTTGACTTACACAGGAGTTGCATTAACAAGTATCACAGGATCTGGTCAAAACATGACCGCTAATATTTCCATTAATAATGGTGTTGCTGTTGGTGCAACAGTTGTTAATGGTGGTTCTGGTTATGTTATTGGCGACGTTCTGGGTATTAGCAGTCTTGGTAATAATCCAGCAGGAAGAAATGCAAGATTCTCTCTTGTATCACTTGCTAGCACAAATGAAATCATACTTGATAATGTTCAAGGAGATTTTGAAGTTGGTGCAGGAAAAACTCTACAATTTACAAATAGTTCTGGTTCCTTAGTAACATTGAATGGTGCTAATGGTAATGTTATTCCAACATCAATCAGAACAGTTGGTAATAATGATGGTCGTCATCTCATTGTCGATCATAAGAATCATGGTATGTACCATGAGAATAATAGAGTTACAATATCAGGTGTGGAAAGTGATGTTATACCAACTAAGTTAACTGCTCCTTATAGTTCAGACTCTACAGCAGATCTTCTTGTTGAAAATTCCTCTGAATTTGGTACTTTTGAAAATATTGGTGTTGGAACAACAACTGCTGGTCACCTACTGATAGGTGATGAAGTAATTACATACACTGAAACTTCTACTGGAACGATTGGTGGTATTACTAGAGGAACTAATCCTAAAAATTATGTTGTAGGAACACCTGTATACAAATATGAAATGGGCGGTGTTTCTCTTAGAAGAGTTAACAAAACTCACCTATTGAGTGATGCTACTATTTCTACTCCAATTGGATTTGACTCATACGCAATTAAGGTCGATATGAGTTCTGATGGAATTGATAGAAGTGTTGGAGATAACTTCCCAGTTCTTTACTATAATGAAACAAAATCTGACGGTGGATATAATATTAAAGCAACTCAAAACATGCCATTTGAAGCTATTGTCCCTTCAGTTCAAAACGTAACTGTTCCTGGAACAAATATCAGTGCTAGAGTCAGAACAACAACTGGATCAAATCTTGGTGATGGATCTGGACAAAATCTTCCAGTTCCATTTAATAATGCTGGTTTTGAAGATGTAACTCTTAATGCTACAAATTATTTCTCATCTCCAAGAATTATTGCTTCTCGTGTAAACGAAACAAACAGTGCTGTTTTACAGCAATTACCAGGTGATCGTTCATTCAATATGACAGTATCACTTGAGTCTGCTGATTCTCGGGTAAGTCCAATTATTGATGCTCAAAGAATTAATGCTATTCTTATTTCAAATAGAGTTGATACACCTATTTCCAATTTCGTTGAGGATAATAGAGTCAATTCAATTGATGACGATCCAAACGCATTCCAGTACATCTCTGGTGAAAATTCATTAGAAACTTCTGCAACAAGTATTAAGATTCTTTTGACTGCTCACATTAATCAGTATAGTGATATTAGAGCATTCTATGCAATTGGAGAGGATCAAGGATTTGAACCAATCTTCGAAGCATTCCCAGGATATTCTTCAACAAATGATGGAACTTCAGATAGAGTTGTTCCTCCAGCAAATGCATCAGAAGGTTTCTTATCCAATGACCTGACATTTAAAGAGTATGAATTTACTGTTGATAATTTACCTACCTTTAAGTCTTATCGTATTAAATTGGTTGGAACTTCAACCAACCAGGCATACGCTCCAAGAATTAAAGAATTGAGAACAATAACCTTAGCATAACATGGAAGATGTAAGAGTAAAGGGTCATTCTGATTTAGTCAGAGACCCTATGACAAATGCAATTATTAATACAAACAAAAGTAAATACGAGGAGTATATTTCTCGTAGAAACATCAAAAAAAGTGAAACTCAAAAAGTGAAAAACCTTGAAGATGAGTTATCATGTATAAAAGATGATTTGAATGAAATTAAGTCGCTCTTAAGGGGGTTATCAAATGGATCCTGATAAAATTGAAATTACCAATTTGTCAAAAAGTTTTGCGTATACACAAGTTGCAGCAGAAATAGATAGTTGTGATGATCGTGAAGCACTCCGTAATATTGCAAAGTCTTTTTGCAAACTTTATTATAAACAGCAAGAAACAATGCAAATTATAGGAATACCCGATGGCAAATAAGACAATTACTTTTGACCCAGAATCTGGCGTCCCTTATGGTGCTAATTTAGCAATATATGGTGGTACAGATTTTTCAACTACCTTTACTGTCAGAGCAACAAATAATACCGCTTTTGATTTGACTGGATATTCGGGTTCAAGTGCTTTAGCAAAAAGTGTTGCTGTTGGTGCGACTTTAGGAGCAACAGCATCTTTCACTGTAGGTATTACTAGTGCTGCTGGAGGTAAAATAAAACTCTCTTTAACTGATACCCAAACTACATCATTGACTGAAGGTAGATATGTTTATGATGTCCTAGTAACTGCAGGATCAACAACATATCCGTTAGTTCGTGGAAACGCTCAAGTTTATAATACTATCTCTTCTTAAACCCTAAATACACTTAGGAAACTTGTGAGTATATGGCACACCCAGCAAGTAGATCAGACTTAATAAATTACTGCAAAAGGCAGCTGGGTGCACCAGTGCTTGAAATTAATGTTGCCGATGAGCAAATAGATGAT